CCATTTATCAAAGCGATTACCACATGTTCCGCAAGCCAATAGATTAGCAGCACCAACGCAACGGCAATCACGACCCCACCAGCTAATGCTACGAGCGGTGTTAATGAGGTTTTCGTCGTTTGAGCAAACCATGCCGCCTTCGCCTGTCGAAATGTGGTGAGCAGGATAGAAAGAAGTTGTCCACGCATAATAGTAATCCGTTAGTAACTTACCATCCCACTTTGTGCCCAATGAATCACAGTTATCACCAATCAAACGAATGCCATGTCGCTCACACATATCTTTGATGCGATCCATATGTGGCGGATTGCCGAGAACAGGTGAAACGAAAATAGCGACTGTCTTATCAGTGATCCACTTCTCAACTTGATCGAGGTCAAAGTTGAGTGTGTCCATTTCAATGTCAACAAAGACTGGCGCAAGACCATTCTGAACCAGCGGAGCAATCGTTGTTGGGAAACCAACAGGTGATACGATAACTTGGTCGCCATCCTTCCAACCCAAGTGCTTTTTAAGAGCAGCAACCATAGTAAGATTGGCTGATGAACCAGAGTTCACCATGTGACAGTGCTTCACATTAAACTTGTGACCGAATGCCCACTGGAACTTACCAACCTGCTCACCAGAGACAAGCCACTTGCCTGTTAAGAATGCAGTGACACCAGCAATGACTTCCTTCTCGTCCCAATATGGACCAGAATAGAATACAGTATCCTTCTCAGGATTGAATTCCTTACAGTTGTATGCATACTTTGGTGTACCAACAGCGGCAACCAACTCTTCAATCATTTGTTTTACATCACTCATAATGTTTCCTTAAATTGACTAATTCTTCTTAACAAAGCAAGTTTAACTGGGCTCATTCCTTCATAAGATGGAATAACGCAATTAGATCGGCGAGCAACAGCAACGGTTTTAAATTCATCTGCTGTCCACCAATCACATTGTAACTCCATCATCTCTGCAATTTCGTGTGTTGTTACAGCACCCTCATTTACAAGATTGAATGGTCCATTCGCACCAATTTCAATTAAATGTGCAGCATTCTCAACTGCCTCATCAATATCAGTGATAGAATTTAGACCACCTTCTACTAGTTTACCTGATTTTGAGTAATTATACAACTTTTGCAGAAGGTTTTTAGGGCTATGCGATTTATCAAATGGCAAACGAACTCGAAACACCAAGCATCGGTCTTTCAACAAAAGATCCGAGACACCTTTACTCACAGAGTATGTGCTACCAAAGAAATTTGGATCAGCATAATCATCAGTAATCTCTCCCTCATAAATGCATCCGCTCGAGAAATGAGCAAATTTAATTTCGAGAGATTCGCATATCTTTTGCAAAGTGACTGGAAACATTGCATTACCTTCCATTGTTTCTGCTTTGATATCTTCACAAGCATCAACATTTGGAATGCCAGTAACACCAGCGCAATTCACAACCCAATCATAATCGACTTTGTGTATTGCTTCTTCTGCTTTGTAATGTGGGCATAGTGTAACTATATGCCCATTTATCACTAGTTGGTCGAACATCTTAGAATATTTCTCTGCCGAAGCGCGAACTTGATTCTCAGTAATCCATGCATTCTTAAATGCAATTTCTTCTGGACACGCGATCATCATTCCAGTTCTTCTTTGAACAGAACCCACGAATACAGATGCTTCTGATAGTGATTCAAAAGTGCCTGTATCAATCCATGCAATACCACGATTGAGATATTCAACCTTTACATCATGATTCTTAAGATAAAGATTATTAATGTCTGTAATCTCCAACTCACCACGAGCAGAAGGTTGTATCTGCCATGCATAGTCTACTACTTTATTGTCGTAAAAGTAAAGCCCAGTGACTGCATAATTGCTTGGCGGATACTTTGGCTTTTCTAAGATTGCCTTGAGATCACCTCTATCATCTAGTTCAACAACACCAAATCTTTCTGGATCGCTGACATGATAAGCAAACAATGTACATCCAACATTATTCCAAGTAGCAGAATTGAAACGATTGATCAACTCATTACCATAGAAAATATTATCGCCAAGAATCAGTGTAACATCATCTTTTCCAATCCACTTTTCGCAGATGCGAAAACACTCAGCAATTCCCTTTGGTTCGTTTTGAATTGAATACGAAATGCTAATTCCCCATTGAGAACCATCGCCACAGAGTCGTTTAAATGCTGCGGCATCGTTTGGGGAATTCACAATCATAATGTCGCGAATACCAGCCATCATTAATGTAGACAATGGATAATAGACAAGAGGCTTGTCATAAACTGGCAATAATTGCTTTGATGTAACTTCAGTGCATGGGTATAGTCTGGTTCCCATTCCACCTGATAGAATAATACCTTTACGCATTGTACCACTCCAATGTTTTTATAAGACCTTCGTTGATCTTTGTCTTTGCAGACCAACCAAGTTCCTTATAGATTTTTGATGAATCCATAGCATATCTAAAATCATGACCTTTGCGGTCTGTAACAAAATTAATCCAGTTCTGATACATATTCACTGGCTTACCCATTAGATCAAGAATGAGTGTTACCATCTCAAGGTTGCTCATTTCATGACCGCCACCAATATTGTATCGTTCACCTGACTTAAAATTTTCTCCAATCGACAGTAATGCCTCGCAATGATCATCGACAAAGATCCAGTCACGAACATTTTGACCTGTACCATAAACAGGAATTGGTGTATTGTTCTTGATATGACGAATTACTGTTGGGATAAACTTTTCTTTGTGCTGTCGCGGACCGTAGTTATTTGAGCAATTAGTCACAACTGCATCAATCTTATGTGTATTCACATATGCGCGAACTAAATGATCGCTTGCTGCCTTTGATGCAGAATACGGATTGCGAGGATCGTATGGAGAATACATTTTAGAATGTTGTGAGTGCCATCAATATTGGTGCTGAGGAAAATGTCATCACCAGCAATAGAATTATCAACATGAGACTCAGCCGCAAAATGAAAGGTAATGTCTGGCTCATAATCGTGATAAATTTGATCCAGTAAAGGGAGATTGCGAATGTCACAACGCTTCACGATGACACGATAGTCCTCATGAAGACCAAGAATATTGTTCGAATCTGCTGCGTACGAGTAGTTGTCAATAATAACAACTGTATCAGAAGGATGCTTTTTTAGGTGAGCATGGACAAAATTAGATCCAATAAATCCCAAACCACCAGTCACAAATGTCGTCATAAAGCCTCAATTATAATTGAATTCCTAGTTTATCATTAACTCTATTGAATGCCGCTTTACTTCTCAAATCAAACGATTCTTGTAAAATGGTATCTTTTGCTTCGATAATAGTCACCATTTTAAAGTTCGGCACACCCTTATTATCTATATCAACTTTAATGATGTTTAAATCTGGGAATAGTTCTCTTAGCATTGGCTGAAGATCATAATCTATCATAGCCAAATACTTAATAAACGCATATACCAGATTTTCTGGAGTATATTCTTTCTTTCCCGACTTATATTTTTCTTTATCATCTTGTTTTGTGGCATCGATGATAAACTTGTTCATAAATTTATTGTATGCAGTTCGATCGCTCAACTTTAAAGCAGATAAAGGTTTCTCTTTATTTTTCTCGATAATCTCAGAATCTTTTTCGAAATTTGTTTTTTTAAAGATTTCTCTGATTTCAGATATTGCTGGGAAATGATTTCCTTTTATATCTAAAATTTTACCAAATGCTACTACTGGACCAGCAAAAGTTTTTTGTTCCGCTAGAACACTTAATACTGTAAACTCAATTGGATAATCTTTTTTTAATTGTTTTTGAGCAGAATCTTTTAACTTATTAACTCTTTGTGCAATATAAGTTGGTGATAATGTATTGGATCCACCTGTCATTGCCTTTACGCTAAACCCAAAATAATATCCGTTTTGAACAAAGAAGTCAAATATAGGATAATTTTGTGCATCTGGGAAACAAATTGAATTCAACTTTTTACCAGGTTCGCCATAAGCATGACGTATTGTTCCTTTCTGAACCTTCACGCCATTTTTAGACATGAATTTATCGAGATATCTTAATCCATAGAATGGGGCAAGAAGTTCTCCAAAATCTTTTGCAACCTCAGAAGGAGAGAATTTACTATCTTTCAATGCTGATTGAAGAGAATCTGCCTTAATTCCTTTTTCACCAGAAGCATAACCCACCAACATATTCAGATATTTCATTTTTGCTGGAGTGTTTGCAAATGATTTCTTAACTTGTTTTTCTAATAGGTCAGCATAATCCCTGATTGGAATTATCCAAAATTTAACATTTGGGTGAGAAGGTAAACATAATATTGGAACATCTTTCTTTGGATAACTTGAAAGAATATCTTTAGGCTGAAGCATTCTTATAAACCTTTTTGAGAAACTTTTGCCAGACCTTTGGGTCTTGAGTCCGAAACGTTTTTCGATACATAAAGATGGCTTCACACTCTCTCCAGCCAATCTTATGAGCCGAACGCAATTTATTTATATCGAACTTCTCAGCCTGAGTTTCATATGCATGAGCATCTAACTCATCAGGATTTCCATAATACATAGCCTTCATTTTATTCTGTTTAGGTTTTGGTTTGTATTCTTTTTGCAAAAGAAATGGGCGCTGTTTCTGCTGATGTTTATGACGGTATTCATGGTGAATTGCACGAATAACCTTTACAGCCAAATTCTTAGCACCCTTCTCAGTTATGGATACTTTCTGAACATCCTTTGGGAAATTCAATTGAATGTATATGTGTTCTGGGATAATATCAGAAATTCGATTACAGTAATGTCCGTTCACAATTACATTGTGATCAGGATAGTAATCGTCTTCAAATCTTCCAGAGGAAAAGCAAACAATGAAAGGTTTGAATGCTTTGTTCAATTGACGAATCATAGTTGGTACATGTTTCTCGCCGACCCAATTTTCGGCAAGAGCATAAACCTTCTTCTCAATCTTCTGTAGTTTCATTACACCTTCAGATTCTTGAACTTGTCTGTACTACGACCACGATCAAAGACTGGCTTTGATTCTGCTTCTTGCATCACAGCATCTTGGGCTTTCTGCTCAAGATCATACAACTTCATCTTTGCTCGGTCAATACCAACTGTGAATCTCTTATGAAGATTCGGATCATTATAACGATTCTTCAACTGCTTCACAAGGATCTGATTTAACTGTTGCAGTTCTTCAGTGCTTACCAGTGCAAACATAAAGTCAGCAGTGGCTGGCAAACCAAACGATTCTGAAGTATCTTCTAGCCCAGGATCCGAGTTGCTAAAGCCAGATCGAGTCGTCTGAGTTGCCGAAACAATCGGAACATTATTCTCCACTGCAAGACCACGAAGTTCTTCCGCAATCGCTTTGATATAGGTGTAGGAGTTAACATTCGCACCTGCTTTGATTCTCGCCGACGCACAGATATTTAGATAGTCGATGAAAATAATATCTGGACGAAAGTTTTTCTTCAACGCAAGATCATTGATCAATGCGCGGAAGTGAGCAGGATTCGCCGATGCAGTTGGATACTCTTTGATGATCAACTTACCCTTTACCTTCTCCTTGAGTTTACCCATGCGCTTCTCATACATATCTTTCGGCATGTTCATGAGATCGTCAAGAGAGACATTCAGAAGATTCGCATCGATTCTCTCGGCGATCTTCTCTTCAGCCATTTCTAGAGTAATGTATAGAACGTTGTAGTTCTGAACCAAGCAACTAGCAGCCACATGGCACATAAAAAGAGACTTGCCGACGCCAGTACCTGCGAGAGCAATATTAAGGGTCTTTTGCGGCAGTCCTCCTTTAGTAATTTTGTTGAAGTATTCAAGATCGAAGGGGATT